TTTGAGGAACTCCATTTTCAACAACCGTTTTAACCTCATAAATACCAATAGGTTGATTCAGTTTTGAAAAGTTAAATCTCATGTTATTTAGTTTCATAGATATCTATCCTTGTGCGCCCTTAAAGTATGGATCGCATTGGTGACTGAAAATGGTGCTTCACGTTGACTAACCTCACTAATCATTAATCGATTTTCATAATAATAAGTGGTTAGCATAATAATCGCCCTTTGAAATGCGGGATCCAGTTCTAAGTCCTTCATCTTAAGATCATCATCATAACTATCAAAAACAGCTTCTACAATGTCGTTTTTTGCAAAGTGAAGATAATCATCTATTTCCGCATCCTCTAATTGATGTGGGATCCTTAGGTGGCCTTTGATTTTTTCCAAATCCACTGGAAATCTCATTTTTAACCTCCTTCATAAAAAAAGAAGTGACTATTAATCACTTCTTATCCTTCAACTCCATTTCCCCCGCCAAAATCAATAACAATAGCTGACTTCTCATCAAGAATACGAACGTCTTGACGAATTGCGACCATTAAAGCTTCACCATAGTGCATGTAATCAGTCCATGATGCCTGATATTGACTACGATCGAATAAGACGATTGCATCCTTTAAGTTACCGATGATAATCGTCTTTTGTGATGCTTCACCCAACATTTCATCAGGTAGTGGAATGACTAAAGCACCAAGCAAACGTTTTTGGGTACTATCTTTTACATCTGGTTGCAATAGGTAATTTCCGTTATCGTCTTTTAACTTGTCAAGTTCAGCAAATGCCGTTTGTGAAACAATAGCAACGTTATGCTCATAGTTAGGTTTTAATTTAAGGTTAATGGCATCTTTAATACCATCAAGGTCTGCAGCTTCAATCGTTTCTAATTTTAATGTTTTTCCTTCTTCTCCTGGAGTACCTTCTTTGATCGCCTTAATGATTGCCACATTACGAGTAGCTGCAATGGTACGTGCCATCCACGTCATTAATTCAGCAAGTACGTTAACCGCTGCATCATCGATCGCTTCACGAGAGACTAAGAAATATCCTCTATAAGTCTTAATATCGTAAGCAAGGTTATAGAATGGCTTAACTGCTAGCTCTGGGTTTTTAGCAAGTTCTGCAACCTCTGGGAGTGCAGCAACTTCCGATTGACGGACAACTGGGAACTTACCGCTACCGTTAGAAACTGGCTTTACAGTTACGTATTGATCAAGATTAAATTCCGATTCTTTTAATTTCATAATTTCTGTTACAACTTGTTCTGGGATAACTACAAAGCCAGAATCTGTCTTTAAATATCCACCATCGATTTCACGTGTTTCAAGATAGTTACTAAATGCATCACGCTGTTCATTTGTTGGCTCGATTACAGTTTGTCCAGGGATATGAGCTTGTCCTGCATGACTGCGTTGTTCTTCCGGATTATCTGATTTGCTGTCCTCTTCGCCTGGTTCTTCTCCGCCCTTATCTTCAATGATTGCATTGATTTGGTCGTCTAGAGCAGTAATCTCACCTTTAATTTTATCAATCTGTTCTTTTAATTTTTTTGCACCTTCAAGGTCTCGCTTTTCAATTGCCTGGTTTGCTTCATCTACTTTTGTCTGCAACTCCTGGCGCATCTCTTCTCGTTTTAATCTCAATTCAAATAAATTCATTTTTTCAATCTCCCTTTTTGTGTAATAAAAAAACAACTCACGATTATTCGTAAATTGCTTGATTGATTTCTAATTCTGTTTTTAATAACTCGATTTCATTTTCATTTTCTTCTTTTGCCTGTTCCACACTTCTTACACTAACCGCCGTATCCTCATAAGCTGGGAATGCGACAATTGATATTTCTGATAGTCGTTCAATGTTTTTAACTGTGCGCTTATAAATGTTGTCTTCTTTATCAAATCTAACCTCATCACCATTGGGAGCAATACGGAAACCGTAAGAACACTTATCAATGTTCCCTACTTTTAAATTCTCGTACAAGTCCCTGGCATATGTTGTATTAGATAATGTGCATTCAAATCGTAAACCTACACTATCCACGACGAGTGAGAGTGACTCATTTTTTGTTCTTCCTAATACTTTCTGTGGATCATGATTAAACAATGCTCGTACATCATTAAGCGGTGTGTCCTTAAGAGCTTCACGGCTAACCGTTTCCTTGAAGCCGCCTAAATCATGGCTCCAAGTATCAAACTTTAAAGCATACCCCTTGATAGTCATGTTTTTCTTATCGTCTGATCTAACTTCAACAGATTGGGAAACGGTTCGAATTTCCTTTTCGTTCATTCATTATCACCACCTTTCAATGGGTAAGTGACTGTAATTGTTAATGCACTAGAACCATCATCATATTTGGTGCTGTCGACATCTATCGTTTCTATATCGTCGGTATCTACATCGCTCAATAATATTACAGCTGACTCTTTTAGCTTTTCGTTATTCATCGCCTCCACCACCCTTCAATTTTCCTTTTGCCTTAGCCATCTGATATTCTTCCAACTGATCTAATGTGGTGTAATTTAAGCTTATAAAGTGTTTAGCTCCATGCTGGTTGTCTAAAGGCCTTCGTCCAAGTCTCACCCTAGCTTCGTCTAAGCTTATAATTCCCTTTTCAAATTCCTCCAGGGTTAATTTGGTGTGCGTTTCTACATCTGTTGTTTTAAATGGTGCAGTGTCGAACTTAAATGCACTATTAGGATCATTAGTCAGTTTGTAATTCAGTTCATTTGTAATAACTTTTAAATAACTGTGTAATGTAGATGTTAGATAATCCAAGTTTGCTTGCGCTAGTGACATGTTCGATGTTTCCAATCCCAATTTGTGACGTGGAATACGGTACACCTTACCGATTGTTTCCGTGCTGAACGTACTAGCATTGATCAGCTTTAAAATCTCTGTATCGACCTCTATTGGCTCATAGTCAAAAGTATCATCAATTACCAATACTTTGTGAGCATTATTTACACCTGCATTTGATTTTTGCCACTCTTCCTTGATTTTGTCCCTAGCATCCTTCGATAATTTACCATGTTTCATCTTTAAGAGACCGCCAGTTTGCGTATCGTTTCTAAAAAAGTTTGCAAGGAATCGTTTACTGTCTTTTTGCATAGATAAATCATCTTTAAGGGACCTCAATGGACTAATGCCCCGTATTCCGTCCAACGTAAAGAACTTAAAGTGCAGTATGTCCACTGTTTCTAGTCGTCTTATTACACCATTGGAATCACTTACGTCATAAACGAGCCTATACTTTGTTTCTTCATCCTGTTTAATAGCTACTTGAGAGTTATTGAGATGGTATAAAGCTATAACCTTACCGTTTGGATCTCGTATAATTTCGCAAAATGACTCACCATTGAGCAAGGCATTGGCCGTAATGATAAATTTAAGTGATCCACCCGAATACAAGCCGTTTGGTGCAACGTTAAGCAATCTCGTTATTTCGTTAGGACTGGTAATGTCGTCTCTAAACATATCGACATCCAATGATGCAACGTCACTCGCCAACAGGTTTACAATTGTAAACACATCGCTATTTTCAATTGCTTTAGCAGATGTAAAATTTGTTGATGTTCCAGTAAATCCTGGAAGCATACTAATCAAAACTTCCGCTTCATCTTCCGTATAATTTCGTGTTTCCGTATTGCTGAATATCCTCAAGTCTCATCACCCCCTTTCTTTTGCTAGAATTAGAGAAATGATGACTAAGCATGCTCCTAATGAAAAGAAACCTGTGTTTGTAGACAATCTAAAGAACGTATACACGACCACACCTAAACCACCTAAAAAGATGATTCCAGTTAAATTTGCCAATAAAAAAAGACCTATCTGCTTGATAAAGTCATTTACTTTGTTGATATTCATTTTTTCACCACCCATTAACTATTAGTTACATCCTCTCGCATCAAAGCAACCATTAAGCAAATCGCCTAAGTCCCCACCTTGAAGAAACCATAATCCGGTGACGTTCAAAAGGATTATTAATAACACAAAAGACATAAACGTCACATTGTCAATAAACCTTTTCACCTGTTCACCCCCTAAAAACCAAAA